CACTTAGGTGTTGACGGCAATCAAGTTCTTAAACTTGATGATTCTAAAAATGTAACAATTGCTGATGGCAACCTTGTAATAGGAACTGCTGGTAAGGGAATAGATTTTTCTGCTCAAACACTTTCATCTAACATAGTTGGTAGTGCAAAGAGTGAACTCTTAGACCATTACGAAACTGGTCAATTCAATGCTGATATCACCTCTACTACTGGAAGTGGTGATGTAACTATTTACAATCATGCATTGGGTGTTACAGAAAACCAAGCATCAAGATATGTCCGTATAGGTAGTTTAGTAACTGTTTTTGGAAGTCATGTTGTTCAAAGTTGGGGAAGCAGAACTGGTACTTTAAGAATAGCTAACTTACCTTTTCCAATCTGGGGTGGTGGTGGATATAGTGGTAGTCCAACTCATTTTCCAGCTGACACAAGAGATGCTTCTGTAACTATGAGTGGTGGTGCTTCGTATTTTCAGTTTTCCAAAAACAATGGAACACAAGTAGGTGGTACTACTGAAAACTGGCAGATATCAGATTTACTTACAATGAAGTATTTAACTTACACATTTACTTATTTTACGAATATTACTTAGGAGCAAATATGGCACAAGGCGATATAACAAAACAAACAATAATAGACCAAGTTATGGTTCAAGATACTTGGTACATACTTGAAAGAAAAAAAGTACAAGTACTAGAAGAATTAGCTGATGGTTCTAAACAAGAATTAAGTTCTAATTATTTAAGGGCAACCTATCAACCATTTTATTCTCATAAAGATGATGATGGTAAATGGGTTCATGTAGAAATGGATATGAGCAAATTAGATGCTGAAACAAAAAAGTATGCAGAATTAGCTTGGACAGATGAGGTTAAGGCTAACTTCAAAACATTTACAGAAAATCAGACTGTTTAATGACTAAGATGACTAAGATAGTAGAGGATTGGACTCATGCCATTGACTCTTTAAAAGTTATACCGAGAGCTTTGATACTGCTGTATATGTATCTTACTTATAAAACTGTGTTTTGGTATATGGGTTTGGATTCACCAAGCCTGGAGCAGAGTGGTATGGTATCTGTGTTGACGTCGGCTAATGCTGTGGCAATGGGTTTGTTTATGGGTAGGTCTAGTTGATATGGGTGTTGGTTGTTATTTTACACGGCACGGAGATTAAAGAGAATGTCTACTTCAATGATTTGGATACGTGTCTTGGATATGCAGAGAAAGTTAGAAGTCAAAACACACACCAGCAAACTGCGTTTTCCAAAGTTTATGTTACAACTTATTGCATACCTCAAAAGGAAAAGTAATGTTTAATGCTATCATTGGTCCAATCAGTTCTCTTGCTGGTACTTGGCTGGAAGGTAGAGTTAGTAAAGCTAAAGCTGAAACAGAAGTTAAAGTAGCAAAGGCCAAAGCCGAAGCAAAAGTTTATGAGACTTCTGCGACATCAGATATGTTGAATGAGCAAGCTCTTACAAATCAGATGGCTGGGAGTTGGAAGGATGAATTTTGGACTATTATTTTTGGTGGTATTCTTGTGGCTTGTTTTGTTCCTTACACTCAACCTTATGTAAAAGAAGGATTTGATTTTTTAAATGCATCCACGCCATCTTGGTTCTCGACTTGTTTATATATTTGTATTGGATCCTCATTCGGTTATCGCTTTGGTAAAACTGGATTACAACTTATGAATAAGAAGTAATGGACTTAGTACATATCATTGATGGTTTAATAGCTTTGATTGTGATGGGTGGTGGCTGGTTTCTTGGCAGTCAGGCAAGAGAAGTTAAACGATTAGATATCTTGCTTAATAAAACAAGAGAAGATTATGCTAAAAGAAATGATGTAACTGTATCTATCAATAGACTAGAAGAAAAGATAGATCGTATCTTGGAGAAAATGAAATGAACTTAGTTGATACCATTAAGAAACACGAAGGCTGTCGTCTTGATATGTATAAAGATACTGTCGACGTCTGGACAATCGGATACGGACATAACTTAGAAGAAGGAATTGACCAGGCAACTGCTGATTTTATTCTTGGCAGAGACTTGGAGAAGCACTCTCAAGAGTTGGATAAACATAAACCTTATTGGAGAGAGCTACCTGAGCCAGCACAAGTTGTATTATTGTCTATGCAATTCAATATGGGTTGGAATAGATTCTCAAAGTTTGTTAAATTTTGGACAGCAATCGAAGCTAATGATTGGAAAAGTGCTGCGATTGAGATGGAAGATAGCCGTTGGTGGGATCAAGTTAAATCTCGTGGACCAGAGCTACGACAGTTATTACTGGATATTTGAGGGGTACAATCATACTCGAAGGTATCATTCCACCCCTCTGAGGGTCTTTATATCAAGCCGTTTTTTTAAGATTTTGTAGATTCGCCTAGCACACCAGCATATCCAGCAATATCTACAATACTATCTATATGATTTGGTGTTTCAATTAGTCTTGTTACTTTTAATGCTATCAAAAGTAGACCAGCTTGTTGTGGTGTGATGTGGTAGTCGAGGATTGTGGAGGATAGTTCAGAGAATCTTTGTAGCATTTTCTCTGGTGAACCGTATTGGTTTTCTCTGTCGTCGACTTGCACTTGTGCTTCCTTTAATATTTCTTTTGCTTTCATCTTACAAACTTAAGGTAAAGATAAACATTAATCATTAATGATATCAGTATCGCTAATGGAAACATAAAGACAAACAAATAAACATTTAGTTCTTCATATGTCATTCCCATTATAGCTGATACTTCTATCAAAGTAAGAACACACCAATCAAAGATATCATCTATCACAATGATACCCTTCTTTGTTTTGAAATATATTTAGGAAGTCTAACTTTATTAAAGCTAGATTTTCTTTTACGTTTGGCTCTATCAAATAAATCTAAGTCCTCATTTGATTTTATAGCACCACCTAAAGATGAGTTGCTTTTTATTATTACAGTTTCTGGTCGATATACTCTTCCGTATTTATCGAACTCTTCTGCTCTTGGATCATCAATAAAACTCATTTGTTTGTACTCCTTTTTTGTTTACCAGTTAGTTTCATTGCTTCTAATAAATTGTCAACATCCACTGGTGTTAAATATTTTACACCACTGAGAGGAATGTACTGTATGTTATACTTCCTTACGTATCTCATTATTCCTAGTTCAGTTATATTGGATTGTTCGGTTTTAGCACACTTGCTCCTGAGTTCAGAAGCAAGTTGCTTTATGGATATAAGGTCTAACATTTCCTTATATCTCTGTGATATGCTAGAAGGGGATTTCATCGCCATCATCCGTGAAAGATTTTTCAATATCTTTAGCAATATCTTCAGGTGATTTTTCTTGAGTAGCTGGTGCTACAGTTTCACCTTCTGTTTGCATCTTATCTGATACAACTGCTTTAAGATATTTAGTACCTTCTTGTTTGTGACCAGATGGAAATTCATTTACCCACATAGCAATACGTCTAGTCTCTCCCATTGGTCCAGAGAAATCAGGTGCGCCTTCACTTGCATCCTCTTTCTTTGCATATATAGAAGAAACCTTTTGATAGAGTTCGTAATACTTTTCGCCCTCTCTAGTTGCACAAGCCATAAGTAAAGTATTCTTATCTTCTCCATTATTATTTACTTTACCTATTGCTCTTAGCATTTGGTCACCTCTTGGTTTCCAAAGTACACCTTTATCAGTGTCGTCGTATTCATTCATTACTTGAAGTCCTCCTTATTTTTTGGGGTTGTATTTTTAGGTGGATTAACATTGCCGTTTGGAACAATGATACCACTTGCTTTACAGCCGTCGTCATCTACTGATGCGAGAGCAAACAATGCTTGAAGGCTATACCTCTTAGCATATGTTATTGATGAACCTAACTTTTGTGGATCGTGTAAGTTTGGTACGAAACAAGGCACAGATAATTTAAGCTGTGTCTGACTACCAACGTGTGTAGCAGTAGCAGTAATAATAAGATTGCCAGTTTCTGTTACTGTTGATTCAAAGCCATAAAGTATTCCATACTTATTTGCCTGGTCACAAGCTGACATAACTTCTTCTAAACTAGAGTATGTATTCTTGAAGAACGGATTCTTTGAAGATTTGTTTGCAACAACTTTATCTTTTTGAAACATCCACATTGCTTGTTGAATGTTCTGACTAATAGGCAATACCTTTTTTGGCTCTTGCTTTTTTGTTGGTGATACATTAGATTTTTTAATATTCATATTTAATTCCTCCTATGAATGATAAGTTAAAACTGATGTAGCTTAGTATCATTAAGCTACATCTTTTTTTTGTAAGGATACTCTGCGACCATTCTTAGTTCTGTAAACTTTGACATGATCATTATATACTTCTCGATCTGTATCCTTTAATTCTTCAAGAAGTGCTTTCTTTGCATCTGAATTTTGTTTTGCCTGGTCAACTGTTGAAGCAAACAACTCTGAATTAAATGCAAACGAATTACTTTTACTTACATCTCTGGCAATCAAGCCGTCGACAACTATTTTATCTGTAGATACTTCTCTGTATGCTACTTGTTCCATTGGTGGAGGAGTATCATCTCTGACATATGCCCAGAATTTTTGGACATTCACCATTATCATATCAAAGTATTCACGACTCCTACCTATCCAGCAAACATCATATCGATTGTTACCAAACAATACAGATAGATATGCTTTCTCAATCTTAGCTACATTGAGATAGTATTGTATCTGTGGCATATAACTATCACGCACTCTATCCATTGTATTGTTTGCGTGTGTATGTTTGAACTCAATCATATAAGTATCAAAATGTTCTGTGTCATTTGATCTATAAATACAATCAAGATTAGCTTGGATTACTTCACGATCACCAAATAATTTTAATGATAAATCTCTATCAACTATTTTTGGTTGCCAATATTCTTTACGCTCTTCATAGAATATACTGTGCATCATCTCTTCATTGCCATTGGTCATATACTTTCTAAACCAAGCGTGATTCAATGCTTCTGTGGTAGCACCCATAGCTACTGGTAATACATCTGAAAGATCAGGTGACTGCTTACGACCAGTCTTGATCTCCCACATTTCAAACCAATTATTTGGGTCTTGTAACTTGGCGACGTCTGAGCCACCGATTTTTCCTTGTCTATTCATATTTAGCTCCTCAACTATTTGTTATAATTTATGACAATTTGTTTAAGATTGCAAGTAATTAATGCGTTCTTGCAATGCATTAGCCAGCTTTTTTCTAAGCTGATATTTATCACTACAGTAATTATGAATGTCTGCATATGATGGATACCATTTATTATTCTTGGTCATATGTTCAATGCATCTAATAATAATATCTGCTGGTATTTTATCAACATGATTTATCTGTCGAACCAATGAACGAATCTTTAGTTCTAAATCATCTTCATCCATATTCTGTTTGTTCATCAAAGAAAACATTATGACCAATCGTTTTAAGAGTTCATCATCTTCTAATGGCATTGAGTATCCATAACATTTATGTAATGCTCTTTCTATTTCAGGTACACTTGCATTGTTTACATTTATATTTTTTACATAAATTTTTCCGTCGTGATATGTCTCAAATATATCAAGTCCCCCCTCTGATAGTTCTAACAACACTGCTGAGCGAACCTCGCTGTCTATGTCCAGAGGATTTGCGTCTATTAGTTTGTACGTTAGGTAATAATTCTTTTCCGTTTCGCTGAACACCATCAAACTCTGCGACTCTTTTACACCAGCTTCTGTAGTGGCTGAATGGTGCGACGATTGTTTCTGCTTTGGCATAATATTTTTTATACTTGATAATTTCTGCATCGTGATCTATCTCTCCAAGTTGATTGTTTAATAATTCTTTCTCGCTATCAGAGGGAGTCCAGTTATTCCACACCTCCCTTTGTTGCTCCTTGTCGACGACTTTCTTTATTACTTCTCTATTAGGGTGTCTGTCTGATACTAGTGTAGTGTCTGTGTGACACTGGTTCTTTCTGATAACTTTGTATTCAAAAAGAAATTCGTAATGATTTGATTTACCACGATCAGGATGTTTGTGTATTAGTTTAAGATCCACTAATTTTTTTAGGCACCTGATGATAGTACTTCTTGATAAGCTGGTAAGTTTTACAAGCCTATCTATTGATGGAAAGCAATGTCCAGTATTACTATTTTCGTGATGAGCGAGTGTTACAAGAACCCACTTAGCTAATCCATCTGATAGTTCAATGTCCATTACTGCTGATACTCTTTTGAAACTCATTCATTCCTCTTGACATTGTATGGTTATAATTGATACTAATTATTTATTCGTTCCTCAACTAATGTAGCTCTCAAGATTCCGATTATCTTGGGAGCTATTTTATTGGAAACTGGATTACATTATTAACTCTTTTAAAGTTAATAACTTCTTTATCTTGATTAAGAATAAGTCTTATATCAATAGCTCTTTCTTCTATTTGCCAGGACATATCCCATTCTCCATCAAATTTTTCATTGAGAAAATTCTCAAGCTCTAATAAAAATTTATCTGTCATTCATTCTCCATTGTTTGAAATTCAATTAACTTTAATGCCTTTGTGTTTCTTACATTGAAACAAACAAATGCTTCTCCATTCTTCTGCTTTAACAAAAGTAAATCATTATCATATTTATTATTTCTCTTACCAAGATACTTTGATATTAAAGCAAAACCAGTATGCCTATACTTACTCTCGCATAATAATTGTGTTGATGTAATGAAGTTGCCGTCGCCATATATATTGACATTCAAATCAATATCACTTGGATAATCTTTTAATGCACCTGATAATGGCTGACGTTTAGCTCTCCAACCCCAGCTATTAAATAGATTTACCCACCATCTTTCATGGTAACTTCCCTTGTTCTTTTCTTTTGACATTCATTCCTCCTATGGGTTTGATTGTAATACCTAACTCAAGTGCATCAAGCCAACAACTAAACATAAATCCTGATGGTACTCTCTTATATGTTTCCCATTTCTGCATTAGACTTGGTTCAATTCCCATATCACCAGCTAATGTTTCTTGGCTAATACCTTTTTTATTTCGGTACTTTTTTAAATCTTCTATAATTTTCTGCCAGTTTTCTGTTACCTTTACTGGCCTTTTGTAATGAGTAAAGTGCATCTTCAACCTTTAAAGCTGTTGCGTGTTTCAATTCAGCACCATTGATTGCACGATAATATGTAGACATATCAATCCCTGATTCTTTCCACGCTTGTAATAAAGATATATCAATCTTCCTAGATATTCTTATCAATTCAATTATATAACTATTCATAATCACACCTTAATGCATTGACGCAACGAACACAACCTCACGGCTTGTTTGGGTTAGCCGTGTGGCTGTGTTCTTCTCAATGGTAGTACCAATACCATCCTACTTTTGTGGACATTGAGAATCTTTTTTATAAACATTATTGTCTTCTAAAATATATTCAATATCACTATATATACTATTGAATATATCTTGATGATGTTCAGTATATTTATAATGACCACATTCTGTTTTTTCTAAACAACTCATACCATATTTATCTTCCATCCATTTAGATGCAATACCTAATTGAATACCAATAAATCTAGTGGCTGGAATATAATATACCTTAGCTGGTTTATCCATTGCTTTCCTCCTGATCTACAGACCAATGAAAGGCACTAACCTCATACATATTACCTTTCATATAATCTTCAATGAGTCTGTTAATGTTTACTAACTCTTGTTCAGCTAATTTATAAAAGCCTGGTGTAGTCTTATCTTTTGTAAGATATATCTTAAGTTTAATTCTTGCATGAATACTACACGATACTTCTTTCAAAGTATTTTTTGCACCTATGTCGACGACCTTAGCCATTAGCAACCTCCATCTTTGTTAGCCATTATTGCACGTGCTTCTGCTTCTTCTGCTCGTGCATCAAGGACATTACTACATTCAACTTCAAATTCTCCAATAGGACTTTCAACTGGAATAGTAATACCATTGTCTCGCATCTCTTGTATGAGTCTAAGACATTCGATAGGTGAGTCACCAAACTCTCGTTTAAGTGAGTCAACAAGTTTAGTAGCAATACGATTAAGTAAATTGTCAGCCGACATGGCTTCACTGTTTGATAAATTCATTCGTTCCTTCTCCTATTTATTTATCAATGGTTATTTATTGTTGCATAAACGCAATGATTATGCAACTTCTTTATGCATTTGTTTAGCAATGTTCTTCTTTTGTAAGTCATTGCAAAACGATACAGCATACTTAGCCAAAGACATTGCATCCCACAACACCTTTGGTTTTTGTTTCATAGCTTTCAACCAACCATTTACATAGACAGTTGTATTAGTTGTAGGCTTTGATTGAATCTTGAGATTTGCAGCGATTAAGGCAGTACCAAGTTCAGCTACCAGTTCTTCGAAAGCATACTCTTTTCTTTCTTGTGATAGCTGACGATTGAGCCTGTGTTTTGCTCCTGTCCAATGAATAATCTCGTGTCCAAGTACAGTATAATAATCAATGTCTGATTTGAATTGATCAAAGTCAGGCATCTTGATTATATCTTTAGATGGTACATAACAAGCTTTGTTGTAACCAGTTTCTATTATTGCTGAAATATTATCAAACCATTTTGCTGTTTGATTTTTAATGGCTTGGTCTGTAATCATTTCTTTTGTTACAAATGTTTGTGGATGTGGTTGTCTTGGAATACCTTTGACTTGATCACGATTGAATACAGCCCACGCTTTGAAGCCATAACATAATTGATTGTCGTCGTCATCCATTCGGAGTTTAGGTTGCAAGATATATTGATTGAAGGCAGTTGCTGATTGTCCAGCAACATCACCACCTATTTCTTTCCATTGCTGGTAAGTACCCCATTGATTACTGCTGTAATTTTGCTGGTCCTTTACCATATACAACCAAAAGCAATTCAATCCTTGATACTCGTGACCTTTGGTATTGATTGGAAATCTAAAATCAGAATTATGCCAGGGCATTTGCCATTTATCTTTCACACCTTTCTCAATGCGATTGATAATTAAATCAACAATTTTATCTGCTTTATTCATAATCATTCTCCTCAATATATTGTTCTAATGTTGAGCAACCATAGATGTCGCCTATAAATTCACAAGATAAATATCCACATCCTTCTTCAACTCCATCTAAAAATGCAACCTTTTCTTTAGCTGAAAAGAATGAATACTCTTGGTATGAATCAGGATCGTGACCCCAAACTATACCTACTGTGTATTCATTGTTCATATATGCTTTACGTTCTTTAGCTTCTAAGTTTGCTATTGAATCTTTCTCCCATCTTGGAAGTGTGATTGTTAAATGAATAAATGTATTGAGAGTTATCCCAGCTACTACAATTTGCCATATGCCAGGATAAGGAAACATAAGA